AAAGAACCAGACTCCTTGCAGAAACCGATTGGGTAGTCATCAAGGCAAGAGAGAACGGAGGACAAGTCCCAGCTGCATGGAAGACATACAGAGTTGCACTTAGAGATTTGCCTGCTGAGCAGTCAGACAAAACTAAATATTCAGAGATAACATGGCCAACACAACCATCATAATAGGAACCAATGGCAATTCGTAGACCACCAAGTACTTTTTCAGACGAACTTACTGCAGCAGATTTAGCTGCAAATTCAGTAGGAGCATCAGAACTTGCAGATAATGCTGTAGATACTGCTGCGATTGCAGATGACGCAGTTACTAATGCAAAAGTAGGTGCATCTGCAATTGGTGCAACTGAACTTGCATCAAATGCGGTCACTACTGCTAAGATTACGGATGCAAATATTACTGCTGCAAAAGTTGCATCAAGTGCAATCACAAAAGAAAAATTAGCAGCAGAAGCAATTGAAGTAAAACCTCATATTAAGCCAGGAGTTTTGTATCCTTCTCTTAATGATAAACAAATTGATGGGGTAACTGCAATGGCAGCATCGACTACTGGCCCTGCAGGATCTACAGTTGCATCTTCAAAATGGGGAACTGTTCAGTCAGATGGACGAATGTATTATTTTACTGGAATCAAAGGTAGTAAGCCCATCAATGATCCTAGAATTGGAGCTCACTTTGGAGTACAAAGACATAAATTTAAATCCCTTCAAATATTGTTAGATGAAACTGCTCATCATAAACTGAATGTTTATTCGTTAGATGGTAGAGAATGGTGTAGAGCGGTTTCTGTGGCAGCTGAAAGTTTGCCTGCTACCGAAAAGATTAATGTTGTAAACAATTCTTTTGGTGAATATCTTGCTATGAACAATGACGGAGTATATATTGAAATAACTGGATATTTTAATGATATACATTGGATAGGTTTTTCTTCTGCAACTAGAAAAGTTAGATATACATTAGATGAAGGATCAGAAGTTGGTACAGATTTTGGTCACTCATCGATAGTATCTCCTTATGATACAGCAAGATATACAGACAATGGTTCTGTTTCAAAATTTGGAATAAATACCCATTTAGGAATTCACACAATAAAAATAAGAAGAAATGCGGGAGACGCTATTTTTGCTAATGGTTTTGAATTTGTTGCACAGGACAGATTTACTGATGCTACTTGCGACTATAATAATGATCCAACTATAACACATGATGCTAGTACTAGAATAGTTGCAGGAATGACTGTATCTGGCACAGGAATCCCGGCCAATGCAACAGTTTCCTCTGTTACAAGTACTACTGCATTTGAATTAAGTGCATCTACTACTGGTGGAGCAGTTACTAATGGTACATTAACTTTTGGTGAAAAATCAATAGATATTCCCCCACAAAATGTTGTCAGTTATGGTAAAAAGTTTGCCGTGAGTAGAGCAGCACACCATTATGATCCATTTGTTACTATGTCTTATGGTGGTTCTGGAATTAATGCATCGACATTGGGAGGTCTTATTGATACTGCAACTTCTTTAGGAATGGAAAACTGGAAAGCAGGAGGTTCAAATTATCATAGGCCTTGGAACGGCGGTAGGGTAGTAAAATGGATTGCATCTGATGGAACGATAAAAACTTCTGTTACAGTAATGCCTCCAGATGCACAGAATATGACAACAACAGCATCTAATCCAGTATCAAATGCAGAAGTTATTGCAGGAACTAATGGTGAAAATATTAATTTTGTCGGTACTGCAATAGATCACTCACTTTCTGAAGTTGCTCGAACTTTTAATGTTATGGAATTCGGAAACGGAGGTGCAAATAATAATTCTAGTTGGCATGATCCATCATCAGCTACTAACCTTGATGTTAGTGGTGGACATAAATTTTCTTATGCTATGACTGATAACTTGACCACTCTTACATCTATGGATAGTAAATCTGTTCCTGGCCAACAAGGAATGCTTGCAGATGCACAGAATGATTATACTAATCTTACATTTATAGGGACAGGAATATCTTTTAGACTTTCTACATATCAAGTAGGACATTATGAGTGTGTAATGAATGCACCATATGGTACTCATGCTGTCAGAGTTAAATGGACATCTACTAATGATACTAATATAGTTTTTGACGGAATTGATCTAGGACTTTTGAATGATGGTGGATATGCGAGTTATGCAGATGTAACTTTTTATCAACCTAAGAAGCCTCCAGTACCAGATGACGCTTGTATCATCGCAGACTATATGCTGATGGCAGATTGGGTAAATTTAAATGTACTTCATGCTAGTGGAAATGGGTATGGTGTAAGTAAGGGTGCAAGATGGCAGTCAGTTGACAGAGATATATTTTGGGAAGGAAACGCATCACCAAGTTTAACAACTGCTGGTTCTGACCCTAACAACTATAGACACAAATGGGTAGATGTTGCTAATCATGCGGATACTGATATATCATATCCAGCATTTGCGGATATAGCTCATGCAGGTGGATTTAATATGCACGCGGACAATCCAAACTGGAAAGTTATTCATCCAGGCGGTACATTTAATGCAGCGGGAACAGTATCAGGCAATGCAGATACAAGTACTCAGACTTTTGTAGGTGGAGGAAATGGTACAGGTTCGCCGACATTTGAATTAAGTAATAATAAGTTTTCTATTGCAGGAGTTACGGCTAATAGTACAACGATGAATTTTGATGGATTTTGGTTTAATATTCCAATTCATACTTCACATCACTATCAGCCTTTTGAGTCGCCTTTCACTTTGGAATTAATTGGGGGCGACAGAAATATGGAACAAACTAATTTGATTTGTTCTGCTGATGGCAAGACATGGGATGAACTTACGCGAGATACCAGTTATATTGGAATTCGGTGTGGATTTAGACTTTCCTCAGAAATTCATTTTGCAGCCGACCACACAAGTTTTGTTAGATTTTCTTTACAAAGAGGTGGTGAAGATGGTGAACGTGCAATAGATGAAGTAAGCAAATCTTTGTATACTAAAGGTGTTGCATATTCATATGACAGAGTAATTATTTTAGAAGATGGATCTTACCAAATCTCCTTTGGTACTCATCCTGGCACGTCCCAATCTACATACTTATATGTAAATGATGGAAAAGTACAAGGTGCTATAAGTGATTCTGGAAATTCGGCAACTTGTCAAGTACAATTATTTCGAGGAGATTTTGTTCAAAGAAAAGGTGGGCAAGTGAATAATAATGATGATGAGTGGAATTTGTTTGAAGGCCATAGGATTTATCCACCTTCACCAGAAAGAAGGAGATAATTAAATGTTCATTGCATATAAAAATTCAGATAAAAAAGTTATTTCAATTCGTGGAACTGAATGGCAATGTAGAATGCATTCAAAAGGTATGGATTCTGATTCATATAATGTTTGGAAAGAATCTCTTAGAGGAGAAGATGGTAAAGTAACTTATCCTAGTGAAAATTTTACAATCGTTAGAAGTGAACAAGATTTAAGATTACCAGTTTCGGAAGATGAAGGTGCTTTAAGGTATAGAGATTATATAAGCAGACCACATTATCACCTTAAATGGAATACAACAAAAAAAGAATTAGAACCAAATGATGCATCTCTTACAGCTCAAAATCTAGCAGATGAATGGGTTAGAATTAGAAAAGAACGTGATAGACTCATTGCAGAAACCGATTGGATGATGTTGAGTGATACTGGAACAGTAAGTACTGCTTGGAAGAATTACAGAAAAGCACTAAGAGAAATTCCACAGTCACAGGATAGTGCAAAAACATTTGAAGATATTAAATGGCCAGATAAACCATCATCGTAATAAATAGTAGAGAACAAACAACAACGGATTTAAAACAACTATGGCAGTTTTAACAAAGATAACAAGTAGAACTCTTGCTGACAATTCGGTAACATCTGCAAAAATTCAAGGAGATGTTATCGCTGCAGGAGATCTTGCACCAAATTCAGTTACCGCTTCTGAACTTGCAGATGATGCAGTAGATACTGCTGCAATTGCAGATGATGCAGTAACCAATGCTTCGATTGCAGATGGTGCAATTGATACTGCTGCAAAATTAGGATCAAATGTAGTTACAACTGCAAAGATTGCAAATTCTACTGGTGGTTCTGATGGTATCACTACTGCTAAACTTGCAACTGATGCAGTCACTTCTGCTAAAATTGCAACTGGTGCAGTTATTGCAGACGGAATCGGTGCAGGAGCAGTTGTTGCTGCTGGACTTGGTGCTGGTGCAGTAACTTCTGCAAAGATAGCAGCATCTGCACTTAGAGTGCAACCTCACATTGAACTTGGACTTCTTTACCCTTCTATTAGTGACAAACAAATTGATGGGGTAACTGCAATGGCAGCATCAACTACTGGCCCTGCAGGATCTACAGTTGCATCTTCAAAATGGGGAACTGTGCAATCAGATGGTAGAATGTATTATTATACGGACATCAAAGGAAGCAAGCCAATCAGAGATCCTCGTATCGGCGCACATTATGGATCTCAAAGATATAAGTTTAAATCAACACAAAAACTAAATGAAGAAACTTCTGCATCTAATCTGGATATTTTTTCAGTAGATGCTAGAGATTGGTGTAAAGTCGGAGGGGGAACTAAACAAGGTATAAACTTAGCAAATTCAAATTGGAGAATGGAAAATGTAAGTGATGGATATGGTTTAAGAGTTCAATCAACTCTGGCTAATAATTTTATAGAAGTTATTGGTTTTTTCAATGGTGCTAGTATTATGGTAGATTATCATTCTGGTCATGTTCAGAACATAGACACAATGATCGATGGGGTCAACAACAATCAAGATATTGATGTTTATGGATCAATACAAACTCCATTATGGGGTAGATTTCAAGATTCTGGTTCATTAATGGATTTAGGTTTAACAGGAATGACTACACCAGGCATACATACATTAAAAATCAAACCGAATGAAGAGGCAAAAGCTTGGGTTGTATATGGTATAGAATTAGTTGCTCAAGATACTACATCAACTGCAAATAAATCTAAACTACAAATACCAGCACAGAATGTAGTGAGTTATGGAAAGAAATTTACTGTAGCAGCAGCAACACCACATTATGATCCTTTTACCTCTATGTCTTATGGTGGTACTGGAACTACATTAGCTACACTTCAAGGATTAATTGATACTGGAACTTCTCTAGGGATGGATAAATGGAAAGCAGGAACTGCAAATTATCATAGGCCTTGGAACGGCGGAAGAGTTGTTAAATGGATTGCAAATGATGGTTCAATAAAAACCTCAGTAACTATGATACCACCTAATGCACAGAATATTAAAGCAGCTGCAAACGCAGTATCAGATGCACACATTATTGCAGG